CCTGTAAAGACCCATCGTACGGATATGTTCTATAAATTCTTTCTATGGCGTCAATATAATATTTTTCAGCAGAGCCAAACTTGGCAAAATTTTCTGGTTTTGTGAAATCTGTGTGTGGTCTAAGTTTGTCTCGCAACTTAGAATAGGACTGAAGATAGTCTGCAGACTCAATCTCTACCGCCATTTTATTAGCGGAACCACTTGAGATTATTGATGAATTCAGATTATTAAATAAATCTTTTAAACTCATGTTACGTTAAACCTAAATACCTCTGGTTGTTCGACATAGCTGCCGTTAATTAAATAAGCAAAGCGAATTTGATAAGCATAATTACTTTCTAGCATTGTCATATCAAAATCAAAATAACTACCGCTCACGTCATATGATAGTCTTGTGTGGCTATCTGAGCCTGTGCCGTAATTGACAACGACCAAATCATCATTTGCTCGCATTATTTTGTAATAAACGTTATCAACTATAGAAGTATCAATCGCCGCATTGGCAACTGTGTAAATTGTTGGACTCCAATCGTGCTTTCGAGTAAACAATCTAAATCTTGCATTTTCATTTCTGGAATAATTTGGTCTCAAGTTTATGATCTTCGATACGTATCTCTGGTCAAAATTATAATCGGTGCTATCATATGCAGTAATATCAACGCCTGTTCCGGTATGATATTGAGTGGTGCCACTATACCAGACATCAAAGACAGTTGTTATACTCGAAGAATCAAAAGCGAACGAACAAGAATAAATTCCTGTTTCTATTTTTGAACCAGTTATTTCAAAGCGGCCGCCTTCTGTTACGCCGCCGCCGACTGGTAAAGGAAACTTTCCATTAGTTGTATTAACAGCTGTGCTCTCTGTTGGGGCTGTGTTGTCTGCTGTCCCAGAATAAATTGATACATAAATTGGATCTCCAACTGTTGCAATTCCGGGAATATCTTTTAGTTGCCCTTTGACAACGTTATAAAGATAAAGCTTCATAAGATTGTCGGCTGCTGGCATTAATGATGAACTTAAAGAGAAATTTCCTCGATTATCTTTTTTACTACTGTCCCATCTGGCCTCAAGCGTTGGTCGTTTAAAGAAGAATTCTGACCCTCTAGCAAAGAATTTCTTAGTATAATATGAGCTATTTGCACTTTCAATGCTACTGGTTAGAAAAACTCCTAAACCATAATTTGTTCTTAAACCCATATCAACTGCAGTTTTGCTGTTCGCACTCGAACTAATCCACTGTTCTACTAATGTAGAGATATCAATTTCTACGTTTTCGAATCCAGTATCAAAAGTTTGCGTAAACGAAGAAGACGGGTCGTCCCAATAATCTCCACCTTCATTTGCCCACAAAGAATAATCACTTCCTCCAATAAACGTGCCACTTAAGCCGCCATTGGTTGAACTGTCGCTTCCAGTAATATCAAAAACAGTTGTGGCGCTTGACGATAATTCATTTTTATTGCCAAGGGCGCCGGCGGCAGAAGAGGTTAAATAAACAACATCAGACACGGCGTTGGCAGTAAAATCTGTACTGGCCGAAGTGTTGATGATTGCTGCCAAGTTTGTGGCGCATGCATCAGCGTCGGCACCAATATGAAATTTATTTGGATCTGGTGTAGAATCGTCGATAGAAGTAAATAAATAATTCGCAGAAGAACCTGTTAAATGAACAGTATTTGCAGCAGTATTTGCTCGTACAGTAATAGATGCGCTCGCGGCGATATCAGTATTACTAGCATAAATCCAATTGGATTCATCTTCATCAGAATATTCTTCCATATCCAAGCCGTTGCCCTCTTGCCAAGATTGTGACACAGCTGATGCGACCATAGTAAAATCTTTTGGCGTTGTACCTGCGTGTTCTGCATCATACATTCTAAGATAGAAGGAAACGTTTCCAGAAGTAGGAATATCTCCGCTCGTCCTGTCAGTGGAAATTTGAGAAGTATCAAATTGTATTAGAATTCGCGACAGTTCCGACGAAGCTGTGTTAGCTTGAGCGTAAATTGAAAAGGCTTCCAAAACATCAGATTGGCCCATATTTCCACTAACACCACGTGTTGTTAAACTTGCCTTAAAAGCATTCGTAATAGTGTTATCTTTTGTCGCAAAATACTTTTTTATCGCCATTACTTAATAGTTCCTATAATATCTTTATTCGGGTATTTTAGCTCAAAAATTACGTCATTTGAGGGTGCGATTACAGTACCATCGGCACTTAAGAATTCGTCGATTGTAAATGGAGGATCTGCATAATTACTTCCCGTTTTAATAAATAATTCTACATCTGTTACATCTAACACTGTGCCAACGTTTTTAAGAATTCCAAAAATATCAGTAATTAAAATTGGTTCTCCGATTTCAAAAAACCTATTTGAAAAAAAGTTTTCAATTGCCTTATTGGCCTCATCAAGAACCAAATATTTATTTATATCAGGCATAGCCTTGGCAGTATATTTAACACCAAAATTTACAATCTTTGCATTTAAAATATCAATTGTATCATTGATCATTTTATACTGATTTAACCAAGTTTTTAAATTTTGTTTAATAGTATTATTAGTTTGTGTGAGTTTTGCATCGCTGTCTTCCGAAATGATATACAAATTTAAATTTCTTTGATTATAAGATTTTGTATCTTCTGAAATGCTCGCGCGTTTGATGGAGCCAAATTTAGAAGGCATATTATAAACAACGCTAATATAATCTTGTTTTGTTACCGCTCGGTTTTGTGTGGCAAAATTTGCCTGTGATCTAATTTTAACCTCGTCCGAAGAAGGCAGTGTGATATCGCCAACAATAGCCTCGTCATTGCTAACTTCAAGTGAAGAACGAACATCATTAATTTGCGCCTGAGATAAATCTTCGGGTGAGTTGAATCTCAAGATAGCATTTTCAATTGTTGTAATTGTATTGGCAGAAGTATTAACATTCTCTGTCGTGTTTAATCGGAAAGTAACAAGTAATGTAGTATTTGCTGGTGCAACGCCTAATTTATCTGATTTTATCAGTACACTTGGATCAAAAGACTCATCAGTTATGTGGTCTTTACCATGAACATTCAAAACAACATTTGACGGGTCAAGGTATTTTGTTTCTGTCTCTGTTGAGCCACCACCAAATTGTAAATAAGTATTTTCCGCATCTTTTTCCATTGTAAAGCGTCGACTTACTGCAATTGGCTTTAATATGTTTTTAACGGTGTTACGGTCCTCGTTATTGTTAATGATTGGAAGATAGATAACATTTTGAGTTAAATGATCAACTTCATAATACCGGTTGCCGGTACCATCTTCAACAGAAAGAATCTCAGCAATATTTTTAGTTTCTAATTGAAATTTAGGAAATTTGCTATATTCTCCGACATCGATATTCTCTATGCCGATTTCGCCAGAAACAACTTGAGCGTTGGCTTTGATGGCATATTTTGTCGGTGCGCCGGATTCGGAATCAACTTGCGCGACAACTCTTTCAAGAGTGGAATCAGCAAAGTTTACATCTTCCACTAATGTAAAAGCAGTTCCGTTTGTTGAAGAAAAACTGCTGCCACGTTTAAGTATCGGCATATAATTGGTGTCAGGTGCAACTGTGTTGCTCTCTACTGGAACTAGAATATAAATTGTAACTGTTCCGTAAGAAGATGGGTTGGTTTGTAGTTTATATCCCAACGTTCTTGCTATTTTTAAAACATTATTGTATTCAATCGCTGTCGACATGAAAGCTTCATTTGCTTGGTAATCTAAATAAAAGGAAAGGATATCACCAACATACGCTACACTATCAATTAACATTGCACCAAAAGATGGTTGTGAGAAATCTTTTACATGATCGGGGTAATATCTTTTTGCGTAGCTTATTAAGTCTTCCCGAATTGAATTAAAATCTCTACTCGTATATTTTATTGAAGGTTTCTTTGAATTAACTGACATTTTTTATATTCCTGTTGTAATATCTTCTATAAATAAGCTGTCGTAAATATTTAAATTAGTAATTGCATAATTTATTTCAATCGCTAATATATTTGGGTCCATAGTGGAAGTCGCACTATTTTCCTTTTCCGAGTTTAAAAACTTTACATCGACAATTTTAACAAGCGGCAAATATCGTTCTACTTGATCATTCAGCCTTGCTTGAAAAGTACGATCTAAGTTTTTAGAATAATTTTCAAATAAATATCGCCTTAACCCAACGCCAAACAAAGGATTCATGATACGCTCTCCGGGAGCGGTAAGTACAATCATTTTTAAACTTTGTTTTGT